AATCAATGATGACCAAAGCAATCTACCACCTATCGCTCATACTATTGATAAATTAAATCTTGAATATGATAATCTTGATAATCAATATAATGATATCAAAATTAAATATAATAAAATTAAAATTCATGCACGCAATATTGCTATTGAAAAAAATACTATTATTGAAACTCTTATTGAATCACATTTAGAAAATTGTTGGGCTGATGAAGACGATATCACTTTCTATATTGATTTACCTGATATTAATACATATAAAATATATGGTGATATGTATAATTCTAATATTGAATATATTCGTGAATTAGTAACCAATACTGCAAATAATAGTGAGTATGAAAATAGATATGATAATTTTATTTATGAAATTGATGATATTGTTAATGGCAGACCATATTATCAAATTACTGTACGCTATAACCCTTAATTAAATATTAATTCATGAAACCCTTCTTTATCTATATTAACTTTAAACTTTTCTTTTATTAATTTTTTTTCATTAATATCTTCAGAACTATCTGAAGAATATACGAAATCAGGATCTAATAATAATAATAAATATTGTTTCAAATTTTCTAATAATAAATCTAAATCTTTTTCATCTTCTATTTTTGTTTTTTCAAATATATTTTTCGCAATTTCTTGAATAAAAATATCTGACATTTTTTGGTTTTATATATTACTGGATTTTTTTTTTAAACTCTTTAGAAAATATTTATTCATATTTTTTATATTTTATTTAGAATTTAAAATCTTTTGAAATTATTTGTTATTTTTGAAAATCCAGTAATATACGAAACTTTTTTAACAATTATATTTATTATTTAAAAACAATACTACATATATAATAAATGGTTAATGAATATTATTTGTATTTATATAATCATGAAGGTTTTATAGCAAAATTTGTAACTAAAACCGATGATATTTTATTAGTTTATAAAGATTTTGGAGAAGATCTTATTATTGCTTCAATGATTAAAAATATTAAATTACATGAACAAATAAAAGATTATCAATATTTTATAAAAAATATAAATAAAATGAAAAGTAATTGTGAAAAAATTAAAAAAACAGATTTTTTTATATATTTAAGTTGCTTTAATATTTTATATAAATTAAATCAAGATACAATTGTAGATTATTTATTTATTAAAAAAAAGAAAAGATCATGCAAACTCGGTCGCAAATTTGCCGTTAGATAGGGTGGCAGTTTTTACTAACTCTAACCATGTGCGGTGGGTATATGTGCCTGCTATCATATCAGTGTATTTAAGTTCAAGTTGGACACCACGACTGTTCACACGTTCGTTCCTATTAAGTCTATAGGCAATATAATGAAAACGACCATTAAGTCCTTCTGTGCTAGAACTCGGGGCATAATTCATGTATTTATATGCGTCGGATAAACTACCACCTTCTTTATTATACATTTGACGGGATACTTGAGGCATATTTTGTTCAGCCTGAACAACATCATGAAAATGAATAGCAGAATTTGTGCGGTCAATAGGGTATAAACGATTATCATTATATACAAGATTAGTTGTAAATACACCATTATTATTACCATTTAAACCTGGTGATACAGATGCAAAGGCATTAATCATTGAAGTATCAGGCGCTGCTACAACAGATTCTAGTCCACATACGATTTTATTTACTAAACGACCAGCACCACCGATATCCATTACATTATTTAGGGCAAGTTGTGTATGGGTAAAAGATCTTTTATTAAGTCTGTAGTCGTTATATGTCCAGTTCATTATTTGGTTTTGGTTACGATAAGACTCCATCATATCACCATCATAATAAATATAATCTGCAATAAATTTGGTTTGTGTTTTATCAATAGTAAATAAAGTCCCTGTTGCTTCTGTAGTTTTTACATGAACACACCTTTTTAGACTTGAAGCAGGTTGAAAATGTAATTCAATAGATACCTGTTGATCTATCATATATAGAGGAAGTTGATTAAATCTTAAAAATGGGAATAAGTCAGCAACAGAAATACTGAATACTGGTTTATTACCAGTTCTAAGTTCAGGTATTGAGCCTGTATTAGCAGCAGTACCAGCTGCGTCTACCGCTGGATATAATCTGGTTTTTAAAGATAGTGAAGAAGCATTAATATTACTAAGATCTCCAACAGTATCATTATAGTCTAATTTTAATGCCATTTGTCTTGAAGATAAATATGTTTCTCTTTCTAAATTAATATCATTATCAATAAAGGTTGATTTATAACCCATCCAAAAGTTAAAATCGTCTATTTCTGCAACAACAGTAGTGCCTATACGAAGTGCACAACGCTGGACTAAAGAATGAACACCAATATTTACAGGAAATGTACCCATGCCACCATTATCTACTGATAATGTAATTTTACTAAAACTATGTAGAAAACCTTTATTAGATAAAACAAATCTGGCAAAGTCGTCAGTATTGACTACTGGATCCAGAACTTCAGTGTCAGTATCTTGAAGTAAATCACTAGGTAGTGCTCCGATCTTCATAAGATCGGGAATGCGTCCGCGTTCATCAGTCATTTGAGAATCCATTTATAATATAAAAAATATTTTAATTTAGAAAAAAATATAAATAAATTTGTTTATTGAATTACTTGCAATCCGTTAGCATTAAATACAAGGGTTTGTTTGCTTCTAACAAATAAGAAAGCACTGTGCGGAACATCTTCAGTAAGTCCAGTTTCAAGCTGTGCACCGAAGTTTTCATTACGGAAATCAATACCTTCTCCACTAATATCGTCAAAAGATACACCAACACCAAACATTTGACCAGCATTAGCATAAAGTTTTTGTCCACTATTTTCAATATATCTAATATTAGTTATTGGAGAAATTTGAGTTTTAATATTTTTCATATATGGAACAAAACAATTCATAAAGTTTCTGAATAACTGAGGATCTGCGATTTGAGAAGTAGAATTATCACGAGCATTAGTATCTAAATTATACATTAATGGTAATCTTTCACCGCCTTTAGTAAATACAATTTGCTTAATAGGTGCTATTTCGCCAGCAGTAGCATTATTTAGTAATGGTAATGTGCCATAACTATCATAAGCAAGATTATTTAAATATTCTGAAGGTATAAAATTCATAAATATACCTAATACTTTAGATAAACCTAAACGGAAATTAATTATAGCATTAGAAGAAGCTAGAGTAGTATAATATGAAGATATTGCGTTATACTCCATAGTCCCAGAGGATTGTTTCATTAATCTAGATAGTTCATCAACAGACGGGTTGATTACTTCACAAATCATGCATACATTAGTAAGTTGATAAAAAGCATTTGTCCAAGATCCATTTAGAAATTGAGAATCTGGTGCTAAATGAACAGCAAATTCTAATCCACCTGTACCCCAACCTTTACCAGATAATCCAATAGGTTGTTTAGAATTAAGGAATCCAGTGGGCATATTAATACAGAAACTATTACCTCTAAAATTACCAGCACCGTCCGCTCCATTAAGCATATTAACATACTGCATTTTATTAGCATTAAAATCTGGTAGAGTATTAGCAGTTACACCTAAATGACCTTGTGCTTCTTGAATGCTTGAAACAGCTGGCAAGTAACTTGCTAAATAACGTCCATAGTGGCGCACATGTTCAATAACATTTTTATTTTTTTGCGAAGTGATAACTATCTGGTCTAACATCCCATAAGTAGAAAGTTTTGGAGATACATTTAAATCATCCGCAGCAACTGGTACTGTCCCAAAACCTGCTCCATCACTGGTTTTATAAATAGCAATATTACCACATAAACGAACTGAAGATCCAATTAAAAATCGTTCTTGTTCACCTAAGACAAAATTGATTACAGGGTTACCGTCACGATACGAAATTGAACCCGTAGAACTATGATTACTTGGAAATAACTGTAAATAAGTATTTGAACCCGCAAGACTGTTTGACATATTTTATATTATATGAATGATTTTAAAATAAAATAAAAATTAAATCATAAATTTGTTTGTAAACATAATTTAATATCTATACCTAAATAATTTCTATTTAATAATTTACATCTATCACCAACATAATTATTATGACAAGTCATGTCTAATACATTATCACCTTCATTAGAATATGTTTTAATAAAATAATCAATCATTTCATCCGATCTATTTATACCTGTATCATCTACTCTTACTTTATATTCTAATAATGTTGTTGGATAATTACCTGTATGAGTTTCAATTTCACTTACATAAGATTCTGAAATATTATTTCTATGAGCATAATATTTATTTTTATCTTTTTGTTTATTATATCTTTTTTTATGAATTTCATTACCTATCATTTGTGGATTATATGTGCCACCAGTCTTATAATAAATTAATATTTCTTCAATATTTCGTAAAGGTTGTAATTTTGCTTTAAAAAAATTTGTTTTTTTATTTTTTAACCAACAATAATGATATCTTGGTGTTTCATATTTTAATAATTCATATGTAAAAGGCATAGATGCATGTAATACAATAATACCTTTTGGTTTTAATATTCTCCACATTTCTGGAAATAATATATCCCATTTCAAAGGTTTATCCCATTCAGCTTGGGTAGTGGCATATGGCGGGGAAGTATATATTAAATCAAATGAATTATCTGGTAATTTAAATATTTCATCATGAATATCGTTTTCAATATATTTTATTGACATTAAAGTTTTATATTTTACTGAATTATAAAATATTTATCTTTAAAAAATTAATTTACAAAAATAATTTAGAAAATATAAAATTATAAAAATATTAAATTTAAAAATGTATTTTAGAAAATCCAGTAATATACGAAACTTTTTTAGATAAATTTGAATATATTTTTTTAAACAATAACAGATACATTATTATTACTGATTTGAATACGACGTATATGAAATACATAACTCAACCAAAGTTTATTTTTAACAGGTGCTATAGATCCTTCATAATTTACTTGTAAAGAGAAATCTTTATTACGAGCATCATATACTGCGTCACCAAGAGCAAGTGCGCGACCAATGATAAAATTACTATATAATTTAGCAAAACTGTGTCCAGTAATACCTGCTTGAGATAGTGCTTTATCAGTTTCAATTGTCCATTGTGCGTCAATAGATTTGGTTTTCGCCATTTTAGTAAGAGATACTAAACGATTAGGCTGAAGTCGTCCATCATATAACCATTGATAACTAGATACTTCATCAATAATACCTTCTAGACCTGGGCGATTAGATCTTAGATAGAAATCAGGAACCTCACGATTATCAGCTTCAGAAGTTAGAATGGGGTAAGTTAATGAAGCATTAAGTGTTTCTTTAGTAGAATATACAGTTGCGTCAGTAGGAACACAAATAATAGATTTACAACGAGAGTTATTAATAGGTAATCTAATATTAGCAACTCTATCTGAAGCAAGTTGAGAATATTTATATGTTGTTACACTGTTAAAATCGTAGTTAATTACACCTCCTTCTTTCATGCGTTTCATCATACTTGATTCGTATGCAGCGCCAGGATCTACTTGACCAACAATAAGATTTACATTAGATACAGTATAAGTTGGTTCATATGCTGTAGCGTCTGCTACAGAATTACTAAATACAAATATATCTTGTGTGCCTGCGTTCATACCACTACCATTAACTTTAACACTTGCATTTAATTCAATATTAATATATTTACCAGACAAATTTATTTTTTTAATTACTGGAAACTTAGTATGAGGTGAAAATGTTGGATTAGTATCAAATGCTACAACAGAAGCATTACCTGATACCCACCTTTGAAATCCTAGTTTTTCACCAACAACAAATGGACATTGTACAGGTTTATCACCAACACTATTACGCTGTCTTAGTGTAAATTGTTGAAAACTACCATTATCAGCAACAGTGCCATAAGTTGCACTGCCTAATTGTTTTGCTTGGAAAAACTGAGGATTCAGAGTTAATCTACGAAATCGCATAGCTCCATCTACTTGTCTAAATACTCTATTATTATCTTCAAGTAAAATTGTAACAGTAATACCACCAAGTAGCATATTAGGGAATATTTTATTATTAGATAAAATACCACTATGAAGAGGCATACAAATTTTAGCAGTTGTCATATCAGCTGCGGTAAATGAAGCACTGTATTCAATTGAATCTTTATTGCGGGAGAAAAATGCGTTATTATATACAGCATTAGATTGAGACACACCAGCCTCCATAGTCCCACGATTTGCTACTAGAGGAACTTGTGCTCCTTCAGTTAGTGCACGTTTATTTCTAAGACTTTCATTACTTTGATAATCATATTTAACACTAACCATTGTATTATAATTTTCAATTTCTTCAAGTAAAACACCATTACTATCATGAATGCGAACAGATCGGCAACAAGATTGAAAACCAGTTTCTGCGTCAAGATTTAATAATGTAGGACAAGGTAAATTATCAGCACTTGAACCAGATGCAGAAAATGTTGGTGTTTTAATTAATACATCGCATTCTAAATAAGTTTGTTCAGGGTTAAAAAACTTTAAACTTGGATCTATTCTGATACGAATCTCTTGACCAGCAATATAATCGGTGCCGTTCTCCGCTGGAATACGAACACTCTTTTGTTGAATCGGTATTTTATCACTTGCTACCCAATAAGACATATTATTTATATTATATAAACTTTTATAAATTAAAAATTAAAAAAAAAATATTAAATATAAATAAAAATGACTTGTGATTTTTTAAATTTATCATTAAATATAACAAATTTTTGTGGAAATAATATTAATAATGTTTATGAAAACTGTAATCATTTTTGTCTTTTAAGTATTGTTAATTTATTAAATAATTGTATTCATGATATTTCATCTTTAGATTTATTAATTCAATTAGAAAATGTTATTAATTTTTGTTATCAAGCGAATAATCATTAATATCAAGTTTAATAAAATATTCGTCTAATTCATTATTATTTTCTAAATTATAATTAAAAACTTCAATTTTAGCTTGTCTTAAAATATTAAATATCATTATTGTATTTCTAAGATCCCACCATGATTTTTTATGAACTTTTTCAATATTTGGTTTATTATATTTATCACCTACTTGTTGATATTCATTAAAATAATAATTAGGATTATCTTTTATTTCTTCAGTAATAGTTAATGTGCCATCATCATTTTCAATACATTCTGGTAAAAACTCTACATATTTACAATCCATACCTAACAAATTTATTTTAGTTGAACTTAAAATATAAGCATATAATACAGAACTCGTACCACTGCAAAAATCAACTAAATATCTAAATGGATTCTCAGGTGACATGATAAGTTCTTGTATCGTATATACATTTTGATATTTCATTAACTCTTCTTTAATATCAGTATTATAAATAGAAGCACATAATAAAAATGATTTACATTTTTCAGTTTTAATCATATCTAATATTTTATGTCTGTGGTGATTACATACTACACTATCAATACATACATAATGAGTTGGATATATACCAGTTATATCCCAATGTCTAAAACCTAAACAACAACCTATCCATTCTTTATTCTTTAATAATTCAAAATCAAAATCTTTTAAACTTTTACCATTTCCAACAACAGTAATAATTTTTTCTTCAATTTTTTCTTCATCTTCTCTAGCAATATTTGAAACGCTTGGCATTTTATATATTATCTAAAAACATTTTAATTTTAAATAAAAATAATTATAAAAAAAAAATATAAACAAATTTATTTTCTAACTTCTGCTCCAGATCCAGCAGTGTCAGTAACTCCTATTGTTTTTTCTTGGGCTGGCACTAATTTGGCAATATCTGAAACAGTTTTAGTTGCTGCTTGGTTTTCTTGAACCTCACCCACTGCATCTGATACACCACTTACTAAACCTGCTAAACCACCTGCTAAATTAAGTGCTACTCCCACAGGTGCTCCGAATCCAGTAAGATCCAAAGCAGTACCTACTGCTTCTAAACCACCTGATACTATACCTGCTACATTACTAACTCTTTCTGCTGTATTATTACCTTCAATTTTACCTGCTTCTAGATCTTGTATACCATCTAGTAACCCCATGCCTACAGATAATCCTGTAGAAGCAATACCTAATTTACCAATAGAACTTGCTTTTTCACCAATAGAAACACCTTTACTAACATTCTCACCTAAAAACTCTGAAGCATCTTTAAATAAATTTGTTTCATTTCTAAAACCTTTAATTACAGTATTTTCAGGATATAAAATATCTTCAGTTTTATTTAATATTGCTTCTCCTATTTGTGGAGTTGATTTTATAACTTTACCAACTACTTGAATATCTTTACCTTTACTTGCAACTTGACCCCCAACAGTTTCAGCAATAGTTTTAGTTTCTGTATCAGTAGTATTTAAATTAGATACAGCATTTTGTGCTTGTGTTAAATCATTTTTATGTTTAGATAAAACATTTTGATTATTTAACCGAATTTGTTCATTAAGACGCACAATATTAGCATTAGATTGATTACCTAAAGATAATTCAGCATTAAACCCGTATGACTCCATGATATTATATTATATAAATCTTTTTATTTAATATATTTTTATTTTTTTATTAAATGAACTTTATCAATCTTATATGCTTTAGAAGATTTATTGACTGCGGCATAAACTCTTGCCATTGCCCATTGTTCAGGTGATTTTACATTAGGACGTACTGATCCTGGATTACTTTTAAAAGCACCAACACCTTTATTATATATAGTTTGTAAACCTGATTTTTTATATCCAGTTAATTTAGAAATACTTGTTAATGAATGTGATTTATTTTTATCAAAACCATATTTTTTATTAAATTTGTTTTTATATGTTTCAACCATTTATTTATAAAAAGATATTATTAAGTTAAATTATTTTGTCCAACTTGGTGAAGGATCTGCCCATAATTTAACTGCCCAATAATTTTTACTATTTTTATCTTTATAAGTTAATTCACCTTGTTTGTTTTTAATACCACGAGCACGAGCTAAATATGATGCCCGTCTTTTTTGATCTTTATGTTGTGAGAAATCTTGCATGGGTTTATATCCAAATCCAATTCTTTTAAAACCTTTTTTAGTATCTGATTTTACATATACCCAATATTTATTAGTTGAAGAAGTTGTATTTTTCCAAGGTTTATATAATATAGGTTTGCCATCTTTATTTAAAGGCATCATTATATTTAATAAAATATTTTATTATATTTAATATAATAAATGTCTGTACATATATCATTTAGTAAAAAAGATTTGATTAAAATAATTGAAGATAATAATTTAAATATTAATACTAAATTAAATAGACATGAATTATGTAAAATATTAATTGAAAATTTGGATTCAAATAAATTATATTATTTACTTGAACCTAATACTAATAAAAAAATTACTATTGACCAAAAAAATGAAATCATTTTAATTGGTAAAAAAATTAAATCATATGTTAAATCAGGTTTAGATAATTCTAAAGATACATATAATAATACTGATGACGCAATATGTGACGGTATTTATATTGCTCAATATGGTGATATTTCAAGTGTAAGAAAAGCAATAAATTTGTTAAATCAAGCATTAGATATTAATATTGAATTAACTATTTCAGAAAAAGTTAAAAATGAATTATTAGAAAAAGAAAAAATTAAAAAAAATCAAACTCCAAGATTACAAATAAAACATGGTAAATATGTAGTTGAGTTTTAATTATTGTAATTATTATAATAGGCATGAAGTAATGTTCCAATACTTGTTCCTCTGTTTCCAGATATTTCAACAAGTTTTTCAATACCGTCTAATTGTAAAGATTCAATTACTATTTTATTTATTGAACTGGTGCCCAATGAGTATTGAGGGTTTTTTTGTATCGGATCTTTAAAATCTGTTGTTGCTCTGCCTATATGTTTTCCTAGTAAATCATTTGACATTTGAATACCATTTGAATCTTTAAAAAATATATCATCGTCCATTGTTTTAATATAATTTAAAATATCAGATCTTAATACTTTATTATCAATTTTAGTTTTAATTAATCCATGTGTCTTATCTGTCTTGTACACACCTCTTGAGATAAATATTTCATTATATTTTTTTACAATAAAATTATTCTTTAATTTATCTTCATCAGTTAATTTATCATATGTAGATTTTTTAATTAATTTTAAACTAGATATTTCATTTCTAAATAAATAATGATAAATTAATGATAACATTAATGCAGTTTGATATTGTTTATCTAATTTTAATTTAATAATACATTTTTCAATATCTTCAGTACTCCATTCTTTTAATTTAAAATTTGTATTTTCAGAAACAATATTATTTTGATAATTTTGAGTTTGTAATTTATTTAAATCTTTTACTTTTTGATTAAAAAAATTAATAGTATCATGTTCTTTATTATAATAATTTAATATTGTTAAAACTGAAGTAATAATATTTCTTTGACTTGTAATATGATTATCTTTAATTATATCTAATATTTTATCAGTATCTTTTAAAAATTCAAAATTAATACATACAATATTATTATCTTTTGTCAAAGGATCGTTAGGTGAATATTTTCTAAATAAGTTTCTTAAACTTGAAATATATTGTTTAATACTACTTGGTTTTAATGTTGGTTTAACCTCATGAATTATTTGTGCAACTTCTTGAATATTCATTTTATATATTATATTATTTTATCTTTAAATATAGTATTGTTTTTATTTCTTTTTTTTCACAGGTTTTTTCATAGTTTTTTTAACAGGTTTTTTTTTCATATCACTGTCTTTCATTAATTTACCAGAAGGCATGTAGTGATAGCCTTTTGGTGCTTTAGGTTTATTTTTCATTTTAGATCCATATGCCATGATTGTTGTATAATTTTAAAAAGATTTTATTTATATTTATTTTTTGAATTTTCTGGCATTAACAACAAAGTTTGCTCGTTTTACCATTAATGTTGTTATATTTTTTCCATTTGGTAATTTACCTTTTTCTTTAAACTTCATAATATCAGTAGCAAATTTTTGAACATTATTACCATATCCTTTTTCTTTTGACATTCGTGTGAATGCTCCTTCTTTTAAATCAAAATCTAATGGTTTTTTGCTTGGCATTGGGATCGTTTATTATTTTAAAAGATTTTATTTAGATTTATTTATTATTTTTATTATCTTCTAAAATTTGTTGTACAATATTAAATCTATTATTTGGTAATTGTCTGGTAATTTTATAAATAACAGCACTGGCATCGTCAACTTTGGATAATTCTTGTGTAGGATTATGAATAGATGTTGTAATACTTGTTATGGTTTTAGATTTAGTAAACTCAAATTCTAAATCTGGTGAAGTATTTACAAAGAAGTCGCCATAATCGTTACTCTTAGGCACAATTGCTATTACTGGATATAACTCTCCACTATCAGCTCCACCAATATAATCTGAACTATCTAAAATATCAGATCTTATACAAAAATAAGGGTTTGCTAATTTTCTAGGTAAATTAGGTGCTACTAATTTAACTGAAGTTGCGTTTTCAGTAATAGCAGGATATACTTGAACATTTTGATTATCTCTAAAATATAAATTAGCAGTATTTATTTTATTAAATGCCATTGTTGAAGGTAATTGTAATGAATAAGTTCCAGCACCCCAAACATTAGTAACAAAATCCATAGTCTTTTGTTGTCCTACGTCAGCATTAGTTAAAGCATATGGTAAATTATCTTTATTATCATTACCAATTCTCGTAGTTAAATCATTAGCAGAAGTTCGTGATGCATTAAATTGTTCAAATGTAAATCCTAATGTGCCCCACAATCCAGCTTGAAAATTATCTTTTGTATATCCAAAATCAGTAATAATTATACCAGTTAATTGGTCATAAATTGTCCAAGGTGATAAATTAGGATTTAAAAAATCAACTTGATAATCATTACCTGCCACAGTAATATCTGTATCTCTATTTGCTCCATATGGCATAATGTTAGGGGTAAAATTAGTATTATATAATCTTTTATTTATTTTATAAACTTTATCTCCAGAAGTAGCAAACTCATTAACAACAAACTCATCATGCTTACTATCTTTTGCTACACCACCCGCATTATATCTATTTTGGACTCGTTCAGAAGTATGTAATTCAGATATTTCAAATCTATTTGAAATATTATTATATGTTAATAAAGGGTTGTCAGCACCTAAATAAATTTGTTGTGAATAAAGTGCTCCATTAATTTCAGTTTGATTAAATGGTGTTGCTTGAATATTTAATATTCTATCTGCATCTTTACCTGTGATCTCAAAACTTTCAGAAGTCCAACCATCTAATAATCCAATACAAACATTACCATAACTTGTAAAATGACAATCCCAACCTGCTACTAATTCACTAATACCAATTTTAAAATTTGTTTCATCATTATTTTCATGCAAACTCCATACATTATTAGGTATTGTGGTAAATTTGGCGTCTAATCCTGGTGCTCCAATAATACCTAAATGTTCAGTTGTTACTGATATATAATCATTAAGTCCATCATTATATTTTTTGAAAACTCCAAAAGCATATCCATCCTCCCAACTTACTCCTTCAGTATATTTATCTTCATATTCTGGGTTAAAATCAAAAAATAATGGTATTGATAATAAATTAGGTAAATTTGAAGCATTTTGAAATTGATAATCAGATCCTAACATTTCTTGTATTGTAGCAGGTCTATTCTTTTTTGCTAAAGCATTCATATGAATAAATCTTGAATTATTTACTGTTGTAAAACCATTTAATTGAGTATATTTATTTTCAAATAATTCAGGATGTTTACCTTGTTCTTTAAATATTTTACTTAAACTAAGTAAAATATTAAAATCCCATTCTTGGTCAAATACTATTTGGTGTCTTCTAACAGCCCCGATAGGTGATATACCTTGCCAAAATTGTGAAGCATTTAATTCATACTTATTAAATAATACTGCACTAGTTATATTTTTTATTTGATTACCAGGTGGTAATACTGTGTTTCTATAATCCATATAGTATTTTGCCCATTCTCTACCTCTTAACCATAATTCAGGTCTTTTAACACCAATAAATTGATATGATGATAAATATCTATTTGTTGATGCATTTTCAGTGCCAGCAGTTACTGCGGTTTCATAATCGTCAAATAAAGGTTTATTTTGTGTTAATGAACTACCCGCATAAAATGTTTTATATGTAGGTGAAGTTATTTGAACATTTACTGGGCGATCTGTTATTAATGAAGCATTAGCATTATAAACCGCACCACTATTTATACTATTTATTTTAGGTTGTGATTGTTTCTGAAGTTGTCCAGTTATTAAATCTGCTAAACTTTCAGGTGATTTAAAACCTTCAGGTATCTCAATATCTGCCTTATCAATATATTCAATATAATCTAATATTGCTGGTGTAGTAAATGAAGCATTTATTAATGGATCTAATGTTGAAGTTTGTGTACCATATCTTGTATCTTTTGCTACCATAATTTTAAATCTGGCATTATTATTTTTTGGTCTAAATCCTTTAGTATTTGAACCTGGATTCACAATTACTCCATAATAAAAATAATCGTCATCAACTAAATAATTTGTTGTATTATTATTATTAAAACTTGCATTGCTTGGTGTTACAATAACATTCGAACCATTCAACATACCGAAATTTGTGCTATCCGTTACATCTCTCCAATTAGCAACTGCATGATTTTCTGAAAGATAACAAAATCTTCTTGGTAAATTAAAATGATTTTCACCATTATTAGTTTTATAATAATTAAATAATATTGAAGTTTTATTTGCTCTTACTTCTACACTTGAAGAAGTATTCGCTGCTGTTATTCTTTCAAATCCTAATACATAATTACCCGATCCATTTACTTCATTATGACCAGTTAATGTAGTATATGTTAAACTTTTATTTTCTAAAAAATCAGTAGTTATTTGTATAGCATTATCATCGCTACCAGTCTCAGATATAAAAGCATTATGTACTGTTACTTTATCACCTGGATTTACCTTAATACCACTACCTAATTTATTAGTAAATAAAGCTGGAGTATTTCTATTACCTGATAAATATTGTGAACTCGTTTTATGATTACAATCTAATAAACTAATAGACATTATATTAATTTATAGAAACTTTTTATTTAAAATAATAGAAAAAAAGATATATCTAAAAACAAGAATCAAAGAAATTTGGATCCCCATATTTATGTCCAAGAGCAGTATTTATTTTATCTTTTACTATTGCTTTATGATTTTCTTGTTCTTTTTTAATACGCTTTGCTTCTTTACGCTCTTTTCTTACCTTTTCATAACCGTCTAATGCTTTTTGTGTTGCTGCAAGACTAATACGTTCAATATCTTCACTAGTAATATTATTAGTTATATTTTTAGTTTCATGTACAATATTATTTACTACTGGACGCTTTGCTTCTATCTCTGCTTTTTTTTCATCTTCTTTGATTTCACTAGGTTTCTTCATTTTACCTTCTTTTCTTAACTGTGAATTACGCTTACGTGTTTCTATTGCTTTTAATCGTGCTTGTGCTAACTTTTCTTTAGCAGCTGGTGTCATTGTCCTAGTGCGTTTTACTTTTTTAATAACAGGTGCAGTTTCTTTTAATTCTTTTTGTTTAAATACATCTGCTGGTGGTATCTTAGGTTTAGGTATTACTTCTATTATTTCTTCTTCTTCAATAGGATCTTCTATAGGTTCACTTGCATGTGCCTGTTCTTCACAATCTTCATCTTTAGTGGGTAAAATATTATCAACAATTTCAGCTTCTAAGTTTTTAGGTTCTTCTATTTGAGGTAATAAATCCATTCTATTATACAACTATAAATGATTATAATATTCTATTAAAAAAAATAATTGATTATTAAATTAAAAAAAGTCTCGTATATTACTGGACGATTCCAAGTTTAATGTTAAAATAGATTTGATTCAAATTTAAAATTTGTTGAATATAAAAAATAAAATAATGTTTAAAAAAAAAGTGACCGTCTTATGCGAAACCTTTTTTGGATTGTCTTTTGAGTTTGGATTTTAATTGAATAGATTGTTTATTTTTATGATAATATTCTTTTTTTGTTAATAAAATCTTATCTCTATTATTTTTATAATAAATTTGTGATTTAAGTTTCATTGATTCTTTATTATTTTTATATTTATTTTTATCATATTCTTTTTGTGAAAAAGTATATTTCAAATAATTAATACAATTAGGTGTTGTTTGAATATAATGTTTTTCAAGTTTTTCGGCATCATTAAAATATAAATTATCAACAATAATGTCCCATACTGTGCTATCATTATTAATTATTTTTTTAGATCTACATGAATCTTTATTATATTTATGTCCATTGATTCTTTCTTTTAAACTATTTTTTGTCATACCAATATAAACCTCTTCAGTAACAATATCTTGAATATAATAAATCTTATAAATTGGTTCATCTGAAATCTTTTTCATTATTTTATAATTATTTATATCAATTTGTTTTTAAATACCTTTTTTGAAAATTAAATAAAATAAAAAAATATATAAATAATAAAAATATTTAAATAAATATAATGAGCGAATTTATTCAAACCCCAAAAGTATTACCTGTAAATGCTGAAATAGAAGATCCTAGAATAAAACCCGTACATCCTAATATACCACAACCACCCGCATTATTATTAGGTATAGGTGCCGTTAAATCAGGTAAAACAACATTAATAAATAATTTATTATTAAGACCTAGAGAAGAAGGGTTTTATGGTCAAGAATATTTTGATAATGTTCAAATAATATCAAATACTATTTTAAACGATCCTACAGCACGATTTTTAAGAAAAGCATTTGATATTCAAGATTTTTATAATGATGGTATGATAAATGATTTAATTAAAAATCAAAAATCATATGGCGAGAAAAAAGACATGCCCTTTATCGCCTTATTATTAGACGATATTTTAGGTTCAAATATGAGACGCAATAATGAAGTATCATTTTTAGCAACAAGATATAGACACCATAATATTGGATTAATGGGAGTATTTACTCAGAACTTCAAATCTGTTGACACAATTCTACGTAATAATGCGACGGATGTAATTATTTTTAAACAAACTAATAATAAACAACTCATGCAAATTGCTGAAGAGTTTCACCCACCTTTTAATGATATTAAAACATTTTTACAAATTTATTATAAAGCAACTGCTGGCAAATATAACTTTTTATATTTAAAAGTTCAAGAGGGTAAAGCACTAAAAAACTTTGAAGATGTATTATTTGAAGATAATAAATTAATTGGATCTGAAGTTGAATTACCAAAAGATTTAAATATTGAAAAGTAACTCAAATTACTGAAATTATAAATTATTTAGTTTAAATAAAATATTTACAATTTTATTCTTATAAAATATTTTCTGACATTTTTATAAATTATTTGTTCTTTTTTGATAAATCCAGTAATATACGAAACTTTTTATTAAAGTAATTTAAAAACAAAACAACTAATATATTTATGAATTGTTTGCCACCACCAGATAATCTACCAGAGCAACAAAGTTTTGATATATTTAAATCATTAACTAAATCATTAAGTAATAAATTAAAAACAAATTTATGTCAAGATCCTGATTTTAAAGATCTTAATATAGAAGATTTTATTAATAATAAAGTAGATACTATATTAAGTAGTGATATAGATTTTAGTAGTTTATTATATACTGAAAAAAAAGACGAAAAATATAAAAATGAATATATGATTTTAAATGATGTATATGGTTCGAGTTATAATAATGAAATAATTAGAAGATTTAAAGCAAATTTAATGTCAAGATATGGACAAGATATTACTGAAAATTATTATGTCATGATTGAATATTTAAAGGTATTTAAAAACAAATCAATAGATATAATAAAAGATATGAGTGATTTATCAGAAAGTCAAATATTTAATATTGTATATAATGAGGTATTTAAACCTCACCATACTAAAGAAGATGCAAGTAAATGGAAACAAAAAAAGTTTAGATTAAAAAAAAAAGTAGTTGGAGGTGTTGTAACTAAAACCGATGATTATGAACTTATTATGTTTAATTATATCAAAAATAATATGATTAATAAAATGAATCAAGATATTATTCAATCTAATTCAGATAATTCTGATAATTCTGATAATGATATTTAAAAACAATATATTAAATATTATAAAAAAATATGCCTAAAATTCAAGAAACTACACAGAGAGATATTGATGACGCATTCAGATCTATTTGTGAAATATTAAATGAAATATGTATAGACGATATAAAACAATTATTAGAATGTTGTTATGAAGCAAGAAATAAAGAAAGAGGTTTAGATGTAGATATTTCAGAAAGTGAAGAAGAAGAAGATAATGATTTTAAAGAAATAAATAGAAATTCAGATATATCAGAAGAAGATTATGATTATGAAAGCACCATGAATGATATAGATAATGAGACAGTATTTACTTAACTTTTTTTTTATTATATTCAAAAACCTGTTTAGGTTTAACTTTTTTATTTGTTTCTAAAGATTTAATTACTGCGAATTGTAAATCTGAATTAACAGTACCATTATTTTTTACTGGTTTTAATATAGTAACTTTTTTAACCATTATTTATAAATTATATTTTTTAATTTTTTTTAAATAAAATAAAAGTTTATATAATATAAAATGAGTTTATTAATTACCAGTAATACAAATAAAACTGATGAAAGTGCTGCTACAGTTGGCATAAATAGTCCATATAGTTATCAAAATAATTTACAAGACACTTTTATTATACCAAAGAATAGTGAAATAGCCGTGCAAAGTGTTAAATTAAATAGAAGTGGTCAAATAACTTTAACTGAAGAAAATAGTGTATTTGGATTTTATTTTGGTGAAGAAATATTAGCAGGTCAAACTGATACAGATGCATTATCATTATGTAATATTTTTAATGGTGTAAAAGGTTCAGATGTTGCTTTATTTCCAGATATAGGCACACCATTAAATCCAGCTGGAGCGGGTGGTAGATTCATAGGTAGTATTGATAACATTGCTCAAGTTGTTAAAACAGCGGGCAATGCTATGATGAATCACCCAAATTTAATGTTAAATGCTTCAACAGGTATTAATCCAGGTTTAGATTGCACTGCTCTTCGCAATGCTTCTGGTTTAGATTGGGAGGGATTTAGTTTTAAAGTAACTAATACACCAGAAACTAAAAATGCTTCAAATATTTCAGCTTCATGGATGACAAATGAATATGCTGGGCAGTTACCATTAGGTGTTGCTGATTATACATATAACCCAAGCACTAGAATGGCAAAAAATGTATCTGCTTTTAATGTAGCAGCAGTAGGTATTGATTTTCCATTAAGTCAAGCAAATGGTTCATGCACTTTTGAATTAGTTGCTGCTGACAGAGATAAAGAAACATTTATGGGTTTAACAAGATCTTTAATAAATCCAACTGCTAATGATGGAGCACCAGAATATTATGATAGAAATGGTCAATCATTCTACGATTATTTAGTTGAAATAGAAGATGGCGGTGATATTAATATATTTAGTGCAGCTAGTCAGGGGGCGGATCTTGGTGAGATATCAATGGTACAATTAAATTATGGCACCGTAGTAAACGCCAGTAATGCTTCAATTTCTAAAATTCATTTTAATATTCAAGGTGAAAGAGTTAAAATTGTATTAGAAAACTATGCTGGTGTATTACAAGTATTAACTGACGGCACTAGTGCTGGATATCAAACTAATCTAAAACCAACTTCACAAACTACATGGTGGTTATATCCAAAAATAGAATTATTACCTGGCAGAGAAATAAAAATAGATGCATTCAATGGGGTAGCTGTTTCTGAACATGTCTATGGTGGTATTAAAGATAGAGGTTTAGCAACAGAACGACAAATGTTTCAAGATTGGTGGGGTAGAATGATAAGTGACGATTTTGTTAATAGTGATAAACAGGGTCAAGATCTTTGTTTTAATATTGATGCAGAAAGATCTAAAGCAATTACAAGACAAAATCAAGTAGGTTTAAATGCTAATAAACAAATAAATTATAAACCTACTTTTATTTTTGCTGAAGATATTAGATATAGTGATACGAATCTATGTAACAGCAAATTTCTATTTGGTTTTCCAGGTAGAGCAGTAGTTTCTACACCAACATTTACAGGTGCTTCGCCATTATATACATTAACATTTAATTCAGATAGTTTGCCAAATGTAATATCTACCAGCTCATTATTTATTAGATTAAGAAATATGACATTTAATTCTGTTAATTTAGCAAAAGGTTCTAAATCTAAAATATTATATCATATACCTGGATTTTCACTGGGTCAAAATCGTCCAGGTGTATTATTTCATGAAACAAATGAAAAGACATATTTAAAATTAAATAATACAACTGAACTAAATTTATCAACAATAGAAGTAGATGTTGTTTATGCTGATGAAACACTTGCATTAGATTTATATGGTAAGACTACTGTTGTTCTTCACATTCGCGACCACTCACATTAGATATTTTTAAACAATATTCAATACAAGATTTAGTAAATGGATCTAAATAAAATTGTTGTACAGGCTGATTTTCAAATAAATCTTTTGCTACTGTATTATTATCATGACAAATACAAACCATACATTTATGGCATTCTGTTTTACCAACAAATTTTTCATTCATACCGTCAATCATTTTAACACCTTCACCTGTGCCTTCTTTAGCAAAACCACCCATAGATTTATGATATTTTTTATTAAATACAAATGTTGCCTCATGACCCATCCTTTTAACTTGACAATCTATACCTGTCATTAACCAATCTTTATGGGGATAAATAAATAACATTTGAGGTGAACATACTAAACCATATTTATTATTTAATAATAATTCAATACTATGTTTTAAATAAGATTTTAAATAAAGATCGTCTGAATCCATGCAAGCAATATGATTATTAGTTGCCATTTTTACCAAAATATTTCTTTTATGTCCAATACTTTTTTTAACTTTATCAAATTTATAAATAAATTGAATAGGTTGTATTATTTTTTTAAAATGTTGAAGTTCTTCATTATTTATAAAAAATGGTTCTTTACCATCGTCCAGCATAATAAACTCTAATTTATTCTTATCATAATCAATTTTATTTAAATTATTTAAAATCAATCTTTTAAAATTATTGCGATCCGCTATAGGCATTATAAGAGAAATATTAGGGTAATTCATTTATTTATATTTATATATTTATTTTAAATATTA